CCACTTTGACCGAACAAGACGAAAACTGTATATATTTTTCGAGCTGCACAAAGTGAGAATATCCAACCGGGAGGCAGCGGTGTTGATAAAAAATGAGGCGGGAACGGCAAAGATAATCTGTGACAGCGCCGAGCCCAAAAGCATTGATGAGATGCGATATTACTCACTAAGGGTGGCGGGCGCCAAAAAGGGCCCGGATTCGGTGAGCTACGGGATAAAATGGCTTTCCGATCTTGAGGAAATAATAATAGACCCTGAAAGATGCCCACATACGGCGAGGGAATTCAGAGATTATTGCCTTGAGGAGCGCGATGGAGTAGTTTCCTCAAGATATCCCGATATAAACAATCACCATATTGATGCTGTGAGATACGCCTGTGAGGGCGATATGAAAAAACAAGGGGTATGTATATGAAAAAAGGAGGATGTTAAAATGCCTGAGTTGTTAAAGAAACTTTTGGATCAGACCGAGAGCGAATTCCGCGAGAGAACTGCGACAATTGAAACAGCACGCAGGTATTATGCTAACCGTGATAACATTTGCCGCACCGGAGCGGCGGCGATAGCAGAAGTGAACGGATATCTGAAAAAGCTGGGGAAAAATCCGCTTAAAACGGCAGATAACCGCATAAGCGCAAACTGGCACAGAATAATCACCGACCAGAAGGCAGGCTATATCTGCTCTTTCGTTCCGCAGATAGATGTGCCGCAGTCGACCGAAGCGGCGGAGGCGGTGAACGATGCGCTTGGAACGCAGTGGGGCAGGATATTAAAGCGCATCTGTGTGGAAGCGGCAAACTGTGGCGTGGGCTGGCTGACCTATTGGTATGATAAGGGCAGCAAGTTTGAATTTTGGAATGTTCCGACTGAACAGATAAGAGCGGTTTATGACCCCGATTCGATAAAGCCGAAGCTTAAATATGTTGTACGCTCTTTTCAGACGGGAAAGCTGACCAGATACGAGCTTTGGAGCGGCGAGGATGTGACTTATTATGTTGCTCAAAACGGCAGGCCGGAGCTTGATCTTTCGATGGGTGAGGGAGGAAAAGTGATGCACAGCTACGAAGTGCCGCCCTTTATCCCGTTTTACAACAACCAGTACTGCACCGGCGATCTGGAGATGTATAAACCGATAATTGACGCTGTTGACAAGCTGCTTTCCGGCTTTGCAAACGACATAGACGATATGCAGGAGATTATATGGGTAATAAAAAACTACGCCGGAGAATTTTCTGAGACCGACTATGATGCCGACGGAAATCTTGTGACACGTGAGATAGACCTTGTTCAGCGGATAAAGGCAAAAAAGCTGATAAGCGTCGAGGGTGACGGTAGCGTTGACACGCTGCGAAGCGAGATACCTTATGAGGCGAGAAGCAAATTCTTGGATATACTTATGCGCCAGCTTTATATATCCGCCATGGCGGTGGATCCGTTTCCTTCGGCAGTGGGACAGGCGAGCGGAGTTTATATCGATTTTCTGTATTCGCTGCTGGAGCTTAAGGCAGGTATAACCGAAGCGGAATTCAGACCTGCGGTGAACGAGCTTTGCAGAGCGATAATGAAAAGCAAGGGACTTGAACAGTATGACACTGAGCAGGTTTGGATAAGAAACAAACCGAGAGATGCGCTTGAGACGGTGGAAATGATAAGGAAAACTCCCGTCGGAGTTATTTCGAGAGAAACTATGACCAGAACACATCCCCTGACCGAAAACTGGCAGAGCGAGCTGGAAAGAATAAAAAAGGAGACTGAGAACGGTGGAGAGGCTTAAAGAATTGTTTTCGGGTGAGAGCATCAGCTTTGAAGAGTTCTTTGAGAGGCTGAAAGCAAGACCCGATATCCAAAACGAGTATGTGAGCGCAAAGGAACTGGAAAAGGCAGAGGCAAAAATTGCTGCCGAAAAGGCTGCGAGAGAGAAGGACAGCGCCGACTTTGCAGCAGAGCTTTCGGGTGCAAGGAGAGATATGATGATAGATCTTGCGCTTTCACAGTCGGGGGCAAAGAACATAAAGGCAGCAAGAGCGCTGATAGATGAAAGCGCGGTTACCATAAACAACGGAGAACTTTTCGGTATTGAGCAGGAGATAGAAAGAGTGGGGAAGGATTGTCCCTACCTTTTTGGGGCGACAAGAGGATTTAATCCCCCTGCACCGGTAAACGGAGCCGCCGCTATTTCTGTTGACGATAGCGAAAGATGGAGAGAAGAAGCCGGACTGCCTGCAAAATAAAAGAGTATTTGACCATAGAAAGCCATATATGACCGATGATAGTATTAAAATGTCAAAAGATGTAAAGAACGGGTGCCATGCCTTGGGTTTTATTGTGAGGATGGCGGTCGTTCTTTTTATGTTGCTGAAAAGCACTTTTGTAGCGCTGCAGAAGCGTTTGGAGCAGCGGCATCTGTTGGCTGAATTTATAAAAAGGAGAAGAAAAATGAACAGTTTCAGCGAAAAGGCAACTAAATTTCTGAGCGTGCTTGATGAGGTTTACAGACGTAAGGCGATCACTGCAATGCTTGATGACGCGGCGCTTGCCAACCAGTTTGCAGGCACCAAAACGGTAAAACTCCCGCGAATCACTGTTGACGGCGCCGGCGACTATGACCGTGAGGCAGGCTATGCGCAGGGTGCGGTGGCCGCTTCCTTTGACGAGTATGAGCTTAAGTATGATCGCGGCAGAAAGTTCAGGATCGACGTTATCGACGATGATGAGGCGGCTTTTGACCTCTATCGCCAGGTGGCGCTTCAGTATCTGAGAACCAGAGAGATCCCCGAGATCGATGCGGTAAGATTTGCTGAGATCTATGCTGCCGCCACTAAGGAAGGCAGTCTTGCGACGGTTGAGGCGGCAGATATTGATGCCAATACCGATCCGCTGGCACTCATCGATGAGGCGGAACGCACCCTTAACGAAAACGAAGTGACCGACGAGGGCAGAGTGCTTTTCTGTACCAACGCTTTCTATTCGGCGCTTAAGTCCTGCGATGCGGTTGCAAGACGACTTGACGGTGTGGTCAACGACGGCAACCTTGACAGACGCATTATCCTTCTCGACGGGATCACCCCTATCATCCGTGTGCCCCAGTCGAGATTTATTACCGCCGTTACCCTGCTTGACGGTGTGAGCGAAAGCCAGCTTGAGGGCGGCTATAAGGCTGCTGCTTCCGCTAAAAACATCAACTTTATCTATGCGGATAAGAACGTGCTGCACGGCGTTATCAAGCGCAGATTCTCCAAGATCATTGAGCCTGATGCAAACCAGCAGGCAGATGCTTACGATATCTTCTACCGCGCGCATCATGATCTCATAATCAAAAATAACGAGAGCGCGGGCATCTACGTTCATACCGCTGCTTCTGCACTTGCGTGATGGATGAAAAGATTCTGAACGGTGCGGATAAGGTCTTTGAAGCGCTGAAGGCGCATTTGGGTGAGGACGCAGATGCGGAGCAGCTGGCGCTGGATATTGAGCGTGCAAGGGTAATGCTGCTTTGTTACTGTAATATCCCGCTGAACGCAGAGATGCCGCAGGGACTTTTTGAAGCATGGTGTATGGCCGCGGAGCAGACTGCGACGGGATCGATGAGAGATGTTGCTTCGATAAGCGAGGGGGATGTTTCGGTAGCCTTCAAAAAGGGCGATACCGACGGCAGCCTCGGATGGAAAACCGTTGCGGACAGATTTAAACGTATGGCAGTGTGATGGGTTTTGTGACGACATGGTTTGAAAATAAGGGATATGCAGGCGGTGGGCAGGGCGTTTTGACCATGACGTTACGATATGCCGCGACTGATTGCTGTTTAGAGGTGAAAAGATGAAAATTCCTATGGTGAAAAATGTTGCTGCCGTGTTGAGATGTCTTTACGATGACAAAGCCAGAGTGATAAGACGAAGCTTTGGAGTGAACGGTAATATCATCGAAGAGGTGATATATTCTGCCGAGCCATGCCATTTGTCGGTGCATAAAGGACTGGGCAGCAAATCGGCTTCTTCTTTTAAGCAGACGGAGGCAGAAGCGAGAACTGCAAAAAGCTATCAGATATATTTTTCTCCCGGCTGCAATATAAAGGCAGGCGACCTGATATCCGTAACACACTGCGGAGTGGTTCAGGTTGGCAGAGCGGGAGATCCTGCTTTTGGAAAGCTGGGCGTGAGAGTGGCACTTGACAGCTCAAATCCGTTGTGAGGTGATGAAGTTATGATAATTTGCAGCGACGGATTTTTTGAACGCTTGGGAAAAGGAAATCTCAGCGCTGTCGAAAAAAGGCGATATCTTATCTGCCAGATGGCGCAGACTGCCTTGGAAGAAGTGCCGGTGTTTTATCACGCGCAGCCGCAGGGTGTGGAAACACCCGCTGTATTTGTAAGGATAGCAAAAATACAATATCACAAGAGGCTGGCTCGGGAGATAGAATGCAGATTGGTTTTTGAACTGCGATATTTGGCTGAAAACTGCTATGACGACGGCGAATGTGAAAATGCAATGGAGCGGTTGATGGATGTTTTCGGGGATGACCTGTTTGTCAAGGAAGCGGTGTTTGCAGAACGCACCGACAAGGGCGCTGTTATAAAGGTAATATCCAAGCTGAGATGGAAAACGGAAAACGATGACGATAATGGTGAATTGATGCGTCTGCTTGAAATGAATGAAAAAGATAATGGAGATGGAAAGGAGTAGATCAGATTGGCAAGACTAACTGGTGCTGTGATAAATGTGTACAGTGAAGGCGCGCTTTCGATCGATGCAGGAGCACGCGGAACAGCAGCTATTGCAATGGAATATGACTGGTATGACGATGGAGTGATTTGTGTTTACAATGCAGATGACTCTGCGAAAAGTGTGTTTGCGCACGAGCTTAATGACATGATCTATCTGAGAGAAATGATGAAACGTGCGGCAAAGGCGCTGGTGTGGCCACTTTATTCGGGCGGAACCAAAGCATCTGCGGCGATAGGTGATGGGATCACCATTACCGCAAAAAAGTGCGGCGAGCGCGGAAATGATCTGAGTGTGATCTGTGAGGCATGCGGTGAACTGTGGACGGTGACCACCTTTTTGAATGGCGATGAGGTAGACTCTCAGGTGATTGCCGGTGCAGCAGAGTTTGAAGGCAACAGCTTTGTGGAGATGAGCGGAGAGGGCGCACTTGAAGCTGCCACCGTTGTTCTTTCCGGAGGTCAGAACGGTGAGATGGGCAAAAATTCTTACAGCAAATTCCTGGAGGCGCTGGAATACTGCGATTACAACGTCATTGCTTATACTGGCGACGACAATGCGGTCAAGAGCGAAATAGAGGTGTTTGTAAAGCAGCAGCGCAAGGACGGAAAGTTTATTCAGGCTTGCATGGGCAATTATCCGGTCGACTGCGAAGGCATTATCTCTTTTGTAAACGGTGTAGTGCTTGCCGACGGTGTTAAGCTTGACTGCAATGAGGTTTCGGCGTGGCTTGCCGGTGCAACTGCTGCCGCTGACGTAAACGAATCGCTGACCTATGACAGCTATGACGGCGCAGCTGCAGTGAACGGCGAACTTAAGGTTAGCGGTCAGCTTGAAGCGAAGAACAAGGGCCTTGGCTGCTTTATCATGAACAACGGCGTTGTAAAGGTCGAGAGTGATATCAACACACTTATCACCTATACCGCAAAAAAGAAAAAGGATTTTTGTAAGAACCGCGTTCTGAGAGTTGTTGACGGTGTATGCTCTGATATCAAGAGAGTTTTTGACAGTTCCTTTGCCGGACATGAAAACAACAATACCGACGGCAGAAACCGATTTAAAGCTTCTATCTGCGATTATATGACCGCCTTGATGGAGAAAAACGCCATTGAAAATTTCGTTTCCGATGATGTTGAGGTAACTATGGGGAGCGACAAGGATCAGGTGGTCGTTTCGCTGAGAGTTCAGCCGGTGGATAGCATGGAAAAGGCGGATATCACCGTCAAGGTCAGATAAGGAGGGGACAATATGGTAAAGAAAATGCTTTCCGCCATTCCTTCGGGGCATGACGGCGACGGCTATGTGACTATTAACGGAAAGGTTTGCGCCGCATTCAAAATCTCATCGGTTTCTGCCGAGGTGAGAGTGATAAACGAGAAACGACGCTTTTTGGGCGAACGCATGGTGCAGAACGCTCCGCGCGGAATGGAAGGAAAAGGCAAGGTGTCCTATTATCACACCACCTCTGCGCTTATCGATGCGATGAAGAATTACCGCGAAGGTGATAAGTATCCCAACATCACCATTCAGTATTATGCGGATGGTAACAATGGACGCTGTGAGGTCGTTTTGAGAAAGGTAGTGATGGATTCGGTAAGCTTTGGTCTTATCGACGACGGTTCAGATAAGGCCATCATTAACGAAAGCAACTTTTCTTTTGACGATTTTGACGTTATTGAAAGATTTTGATGCACATTGGAGGGTAGAACTTGAAATATATGCTGCTTCTCGGCGGTGTGAGGATAGATGGTGTTATCGATGTTAGAGAATCGATAAAAAGAGATGTAAAACAGTATGTTTCGATAGGTGGCGACGCTTTCTGCGAGGACAGAGGAGCGGTACTTAGGTTTTGGCAGGTAGAGATAGAACTTTGCTTATACGACAGGAGAAACATTGCCGGGTTGCTTGATGATATCAAAGAAATGGGCGAAAAAGGTGAGCCGCTTCTGTTTTCGGTGAACGGTGATATAGGCAGTTTTTCTTCAAGAGTGCTTGTAGAGGAAGTGGCGGCAAGATTTATCAACAGCGAGACCTGCCGAGTGACGCTGGGACTTTTGCAGTATGTAAGGCCAAAGGTGAATGTTGTTTCAAGCAGCCGCCCCGGAGGAATCCCTATGCCGCCTGAGATGACCGCCGCTGAAAATATTTTTAGACTGACTACTCAGTTTAGCAGAGCGGGGACCGAGATAGTGGTAAAAAATCCTTTGACAGGTGTGGATATCGATAATATAGCGGCGATAGATGGAGATACCCTTGTAAAATTAGAAATAATCACTTGATAAGAACGGCGCCGCTTTAAGCGGCGCCGTAGGAGGAGCTATGCTTACAATAAACGGCAGCGATATTACCAAAGCAGTAATTACGGCGGTGATAAATGAAAAGGTGAACAGCGGCGCAGCCGTTTTAAAATTTTTGATGCTGAAAAGTGAAGCGCAAAAGCTGAAAAACGGAGACAGAGTGGTTTTGTCGGAAAAGGGATACATAATGTTTTCAGGGAAGATCTTTTCAAGAAACATTTCGCGTGATATCGCTGAGATATCTGCCTTTGACAGCATTGCCGACTTGAAAACCGTTATGCCGATTAACAGAAAGGCAGGCAATGCCAGCATATTTATTCAAGAGGTTTTTGCGCTTGCCGCACCTTATGTAACGACCGGGACTGTTGATGAGTGTGACGCCGATCTTGTTCCAGAGCAATATAAAAATGTTTCGTTGCTGAACATACTTTACCGTGTAATCGGCGAGGTAGGAGTGAAAAAGGGAAGGTTTGTGCTGCGGGACGAAAACGGAACAGTGGTTTTCAGAAACGAACAATCACTGGCTTGCAACACTGTGCTGGATGGGAAAAGGGTCATTGATTTTGACTATAAACATTCAGCAGAGGACAGCATAAATTATGTGAAGCTGACATCAAACAGTGTTGAAAAAGGTTTTACCGATACCGTTGTAGTTAAAAATGATCTTTCGATAGCGACGCTGGGATCCAGAGCACTGATCAAAAAG